AGGCAAAAACGTAGACCTGCAATTCTCTGGTAGAATGCTTGGCTCTATGACTAGTAAGGCTGACAGGAAGAAAGCTACTATATTCTTTACCAGAGCAGAAGAAGCTAAGAAAGCGGCTATGAACGACAAGACTAGACCATTCTTTGGCTTTAACAGGCAAGAAGAGAAACAGCTTGCAAATGTATTCTTTAGGAACATCAAATGAGCATTAGAGAAGATATAGCGGTCAACCTAGTAGAAACACTACAAGGCATTAGACAGCCTGTAAAAGTTAAGTATGTAACCAGAGAGCCGTTTGATTTTGATAAGCTATCGAATGCTCAATTTCCTGCTATACTTGTGCAGAGCGCAGACGAAGACAGAGAGAACGATACTGTTGGTGGCTCTATATCGCACAGGATGGGAACGATTAACTATCAGCTTGTATGCTATGTGAAAGGCAAAGAGATAGACACTGCCAGAAATGATATCATAGAGGCTGTTGAAGAGAGTCTTGATGTAGACAGAACTAGAGGGGCGGTTGCCCTAGATACACAGATTGTTAGCATTGAGACAGACGAAGGTTCTATAGCACCGATTGGCGGTGTAATTTTAAATCTGCGTGTACTGTATAAGTATCAGCGCGGTACACTTTAACTTTATGAGGTAACACAATGGCAACAGCAACAGGTAGCAGTGGCGTAGTAAAAATAGCAGTCGATGGCGGTTCAGTAGCCGTAGTTGGCGAGGTTCGTTCATTCAGCATTGAAACATCAGCAGACACTATTGAAGATAGCGTAGTTGGTGATTCAGCGCGCACATACAAAGCAGGCTTAGAAAGCTCTACAGTAAGCATTGAGTGCTACTGGGATGGCTCTGATGCACCGCAGTTGGTTTTAGATGGCAGAGCAGACATTGACTTTGAAATCTACCCTACTGGAACTGGCTCTGGCGAAAAATACTACTCAGGTGGTGGCATTGTAACTAGCAAATCAATCAACACATCTTTCGATGGCATGGTTGAGGCTAGTTTTTCTATCCAAGTATCTGGAGCAGTGACCGAAGCAACAGGGTAATTAGGGGAGTATAAATCATGGGATTAGCAAAAGAGTTACGTAAGAGAAGAGAGGTTAAGGCAAGAGAAGTTGTCGTGCCTGAGTGGGGTGACGATTCTGGAGCGTTCAAGTTGTATTGCAGACCAATAACCTGCAACGATATGAACCAACTACAGAAGAAGCACCCCAACTTCTTAACCAACACTACAATTGCCGCTATGGTCGATCTGATTATTATGAAAGCAGAAGACCAAAGTGGTGATAGGCTGTTTACTGCGGCAGACGATAAGATTGAACTGATGGGCGAGCAGACAGATGTTATATCTGAAATCGCTAATCAGATGTTTGCTGAGATTGAGTCTGAGGAAGATTTAGCAAAAAACTAAAAACCGATCACTGGAGATTTAATCTAATATCTCTGGCTGATCGGCTTCACATGACTATAGACGAAGTAGAGCAAATAAGCGTTACTGAGTTCAATGAGTGGATGGCTTACTTTCAGATACTAAAGGATAACAATGGCGAACCAGAATCTTAATATAACCATTCGCGCATTTGATAAAACATCAAAGGCATTATCTAGTGCAAGCAAAGGCGTTAGAAAGGTAGGCGGTGCTGTTCTAAGCGCCAAGACAGCTATTGTTGGTTTGGTAGGTGCGGCAGGTTTTGGTGCGCTTATAAAGCAAGGATTAGCCGCAGGTGATTCACTAGCTAAGACAGCAGACAAGATTGGCGTTACCACAGAAGCATTAGCAGGTATGCGCCATGCCGCAGAACTTACTGGCGTATCTACAGAAACAATGGATATGGCTCTGCAAAGATTCACCCGTAGAGCAAGTGAAGCCGCAATTGGTACAGGTGAAGCACAGGGTGCGCTTAAAGAGCTTGGTATTAATGCAGAAGACTTAGTGAAACTTCCCCTAGATAAGCAGATGGAAGTTGTAGCTGATGCTATGGGCGGATTGTCTACACAGTCTGATCGCGTTCGTATAGCCATGAAGCTGTTTGACTCTGAGGGTGTTGCTTTAGTAAACACTCTAGGGGGTGGTTCAGAGGCTCTTAGGGAGATGATTGCTGAGGCTGACCATTTAGGTCTAGCTTTGAGTAGAACCGATACAGCGCAAATAGAGGCGGCTAATGATGCCTTTACTAGAGCCAAAGGCGTAATCACAGGATTAACTAATCAGTTTACTGTAGCATTTGCCCCAGTTTTAGAAGTAATTGCTAATTCATTTCGGCAGGGTGCGCTAGATTCTGCTGAGTTTGGCAACACTGGTCAGCGTGTAGCAGATGCCCTTGTTAACGCATACGCTAAAGTGCAAGGCGCACTGCATGGCGTTAGAATGTTTGTTACTAGATTGCAACTTGGGTTCACCAGTCTAGGCGCATATATAGCAGAGAAGTTAGTTCCTATTCTTGGCACTTTCATTAATATTTATAACAAGATAGCCCCGATGCTCGGAAAAGAGATTATTGATAACCCTCTAGTTGGCTTTGCTGAGAGCGCGAGAGAGAGTGTAGCCATACTGACGGAAGAGCTACTAGCAATGTCAGAAATAGACCCTGCGGCAAATATTCTAGAAGCATATGAAGCAATTAAGGTTAAGTCTCGCGAAACTGCTGAATCTATAGCGGCAGACAAGACACAGCAAGTAAGCACAGAAAAGACCAAGTCTGCTGAGTTAGCAGAATTTGAAGCAAAAACTGGCGTAGAAAAAACAAAGCACATAACTGGTCAGCTTGCCGCACAGCTACAAGGCGCGGCTAAAAACTCTAAAAAGATGTTTGCAATGCAAAAGGCGGCAGGTATTGCTAATGCGCTTATCAGCACCTATCAGGGCGCGGCTAAGTCTATGAGCGCATATCCATTCCCAATTAACGTAGCCATGGCGGCGGCATCTGTTGCGGCAGGTATGGCTCAGGTATCAGCTATAAGATCTCAATCTTTTGATGGTGGTGGCTTTACTGGTCGTGGCTCTAGGTCAGGCGGTGTAGACGGGAAAGGTGGTTTTAATGCTATACTACATCCCAATGAAACTGTTATAGATCACACTAAAGGCGGTGGTCAGGGCGTAGTAGTTAATCAGACAATTAATGTTACTACTGGCGTTCAGCAAACAGTTAGAGCAGAGATACAGAATCTATTGCCACAAATAAGTCAAGCCGCTAAAAGTGCAGTGCTATCAGAAAGGCGTAGAGGCGGTGGCTATTCAACAGGTATACTAGGAAGATAAAATGGCAATATCATACCCAGTCGCGTTTCCAACCATAAACGGCAAAACTATTGTTCAGAATTTAACGATGCGCTTAGTGCAGTCTGCGGCAATGACAGAGTCTTCTACATCTATGGTACAGCAGGTGCAAGACTTTGGCACTGCAAGATGGGAAGCTGAGATAACAATTAGACCATTAGATTTTCAAGAAGCAAAAGTTTTTCAGGCGTTTATCGCATCACTAAGAGGTGTAGGCAAAACGTTTAGATTTGGCGACCCACAGCAAAACTATACAACTAATGTGCCAGTCTGCGCCACCACAACAGCATATAACGCAGGCGCAACTATAATTAGCATACAGAACACAAGCAATTATGAATTAGTTGCGGGTAGCCATTTTTCTTTAAACAGTAGATTACATATGCTTTTAGAAACCGCTAATGACAATGCAACAACTTCTTGCGAAATAACCCCCCCAATTCGCACAACAACAGGAATTATGTCACTTGATGTGACTAATCCTGCGGGCTTATGGCGACTTGCATCTAATCAGGTAGAATGGAATGTTGGCGTAGAATCACTTCACAGCTTCACGATTGCGTGTATTGAGGCTATATAATGAGTCGCGGTTTAAATCAGACTTTTAAAGGAATTATAAATAGTGAATATATTATGCCAGCACTATTTGTTAAGGCATCATTTAGTTCAGAATTAAGAATCTGGTCTGGTCATGGCGAGGCATACATAAGCGGCACTCGTTACGATGGTGCAGGTGAGCTACTAAGTGTTGGCACAGTACAGGAAAACAGTGATTTAGGCACATCAGGTTTAACTGTTTCTTTGTCAGGATGTGACAACCAAATTGTTAACGCCATGAGAGATGAAGAGTTTCAAGGAAACGAACTAATAGTTTATTTAGGGGTTTTAAGTGATGTTGGTGGGGTGCGAACAGTAGCGGCAACAACCACTTTTTTCAAAGGCTTTATGGATAATGCAACTTATGTTCAGAATGGTGAGACAATTACTATACAGATTTCAGTAGAGAATCATTTTGCTAGATTGAGCAGAACTAACACTAGGCTTTATACAGCGAAAGATCAAAAAAATGTCTTTCCTAATGATTTAGGTTTAGACTACATAGAGAGTATTGCGGAACAAAAACTAGTATGGGGTGAGTAATGGAATATCAACAGGAAAAGCTGAACGCAGTTAAAGATGAATGTCTGCCTTTAATTGAAAAGCACTGGGAAGAAATAGCAATAAACCAAGACAATATAAAGCTCAAACCTGATTGGAATACTTATAACAAGCTAGAGTCTCTAGGTATGTTTAAGGTATATACTGCTAGAGTTGATGGCAAGTTAGTTGGTTATTTCACAATAGTCGTAACTAAAGGCTTGCACTATGCAGACCATCTATTTGCGGCAACTGATTTGATTTATATTTCTCCTGAGTATCGTAAAGGCAGAGCGGGTTACAGCTTAATCAAGTTTGCAGAAGAACAGCTTAAAAAAGATGGTGTTTCTGTTTTGGTAATAAACACCAAAGACCATTCGCCATTTGATAAGTTATTAGAGCGCATGGATTACAGTCTAGCTGAGAGGCTATATCAAAAGTATATAGGTTGATAAATGGCAATAGTTGGTGGAATTGTAGCAGGGGCAACTGCATCTTATGTAGGCGCATCTTTAGTTGTTGCGGTTGGCGTAGGTATAGCCGCGGCAGTAGCTTACGACTACGCTATGGATGCATTAATGGAAAATGCTACTGTTGACACAATGGGTGGCAGGAATGTTAACACCAAAGATACAACAGGTGCTAGAGAAGTAGTATATGGAAAGATAAGGAAAGGCGGCAACATACTCTGGCAAGATGTAGCAGGCGAAAGTAATAAATATCTTTATCAAATAACCGCAATTGCACACTCTGAATGTCAATCAATAGATAAAGTTTATTTTGATGGCGATGAAGCATGGTCAGGCGGAGTTTATAATTCTAACTATTTTGAGACTAATAATCTAAACATAGTAAAAATAGAAGTCAAAACTGGCACAAGTACGCAGACAGAAATTAGCACTGCAACAACAGGCACAGATACAGCGGTAGATTACTGGGTAAACGATGGTGTTGACAAGCACAGGTTGTCAAATATTGCTTATGTATGGACAAGGTTCACGCATAATACCGAAAAGTTTCCTAATGGCGCACCTGCTGTCACTGCCTTAATTCAAGGCAGGAAGGTTTACGATCCTAGAGTTGGCTCACACTCAGAGTCAAATCCTGCTACATGGGCATTTTCAAGAAATCCTGTCTTGTGTTTATTCGATTATCTTAGAAATGAAGACTTTGGCGCGAGCATACCTGCATCAGAGTTTGATGAAGCGCAAATAGAATCTGCGGCAACTTTCTGCGATGCCTCAGTAGGCTCACCATCACGTACAAGATATGTTTGCGATGGCGTGGTAAATACTGGGCAGTCTATACGCCAAAACATTAAAAATCTTTTAACTTGCATGAATGGCAGAATTACCTATGCAGGCGGCAAGCTAAGAATTGAACCTGCGGAATATGTAACACCTCACGATGTTACTTTAAATGAAGACATTATTATTGGTGATTTTACAGTCACAACTAAAACGCCAAGACAAGATAGTTACAATCTTGTTAAAGGCACATATGTTAGCGAGCATATAAACTATATAAAGACAGAATACCCACAGCAAAGCTCTTCTGTTTATGAAGCAGATGATGGTGGGATTCACACTTTAAATTTAGATTTGCCATTTACTACAAACACAATACGCGCACAAAGGCTTGCCAAAATTGTTTTGTTAAAATCTAGAATGCAATCTAGGATTAAAGCAAAATTAAACGCAAAAGCATTAGATTATAGAGTTGGTGATAATGTATACGTTACAAACGAAAAATTTGGAATAGCTGATGCAATTTATGAGATCATAAACTGTCAAATTGGCTTTGACTCGCAAGTCGGAATTTATGTAGATATTGAGGCAAAAGAAAACTCACAGGCTACCTATGATCATACAGCTAGCACAGACATTGATCATACAGCGGGGCAAAATATAAACCTGCCAGACAGAGAAATAGTTTCACCTGTTGATGTTAGCTCAATGAACGCATTTGGAACAGTGGCAAATGTTGGCGGTGCTAAATTTGCCAAAGGTGTTTTTGTCACTTGGTCTGCTCCATCAGGGGCAACTGTTAACAGATACTTTGTTTACCTTACAGACTACAACGCAACAGGAACGCCACACTGGTCAACAAGGTTAACAACCTCAGATAGTAATATTTTCATTCCCATTACTACTGATACAGATGCAAGTAGCATTCGCATTCATGTAGTGACAGAAAGTGTATCTGGTCGACTTAGCAACAGGGTGCATAAGCAGTTTGATGATATGGATTATCCTAGCCCGCAAGAATTTAACGAACACAAGTTTTTGTATGTAGATGATGCACAAACACCGCCAACATTGGCGCAGTGGGATGACGCATTTTCATTTGCACCAAATAGAGGTGACAGGGTAACTTTAATAGAATTAACATCTTATAATGTTGTTGCTGATGCTGAAACTTACTATTATGACCCACCATATACAGTAGTTTTAGAGTCAAAATATGATGAAACAAAAAATAATCAAGACGTTTTTTTTGGAAGCACAGCTACAGCAACAGCCGCAAAAATTTTGCGCGCAAGTGATCTAATTTCATCTAGTTACGAGAATATAGCTTATTCAATTATATCAACATCAGTTACAGACTCGAACGATGGAAGCACAGCCCAGACAGTTGACGTAGCACTGCAACCCTATACATTTCCGCAAATAACTCTTAACGGAAAACCAGTAGGAGTTGCAAGCAGTGCGGTTAGGGTGATTTTAAGCATTCCCCCTTCATGGTATAACAATGCAACCCTAGAGGATGACTATTTATTCCAAAGTGTGAAGGTTGTTGTTAGGGCAAGCTATGGCGGCAATACAACAGATACTGAGGTTTTTCTTAATGGGTATGTACGATGACTTGGGCTAAAGTAGAAAAATATATAAAAGGAAATTTGATTGTTGATGGTAGCATTGAAGCAGATCAAATAAAGACTGATAGCCTTACCGCAAACAAGTTTAAAGGTGCTACCGAAGAGGAGTACTACAACTTTTTTGATGATACTACTATTGCTTTTAACTCCTCCACTGTCGTGCATGAATTTGATTTTCCATCTACCGAGCTAGATTTAGTTAAAGGCAGGCACATTAAAACTGAATACAATGCCCTAATGTATACAGGCACAAGCGGTCAAGCCAGCCCTCTGGTTACATTGACGACAGAAGTAAAAGTGCCTGATGCGCCTAGCTTTAGAGGAATCGGAATAGGCTACCACAACAGCTTTCCTGCAAGCGGATTTCAGAGAATTGAGTTTAATGGAAACGTAGTCAATCTATTTGGTTGCGGTAGTGTTGGTAGTATAAATTCTTACAGAGTGTTTAGAAATTTACATTTTAGGGAAAATGTTGAACAATCAGAGTTAGTCACAAACCCGACTTTTTCAGGCATAGCCAATTGGATCGGCGTGGGTGGAACTTTGAGTTCATATTTTGGATCATCAGCCTCTATAACACAGGATGCTAACGCAGACAGAGCTTATTTTTACCAAGAAGTAACTGTTGAGGTTGGCAAGAAATATAGATTCAGTGGTTTATCTTACACTAGCGCGGGGACATCAAGTGTAAGGATGCACCTTTCTCCTAGCAGTGACATAGAAGATGCGTTTGCTTCATCTGCTATTTTTTCATCTGGCACTGGAAATAAATACTTTAATAAAGACTTTATTGCCACCACCACTACTGTTTACGTTATGGGCGAGGCGGCTACTACAACTAATGGACAGTATGGTGTGTTTGATAACTTTAACCTTACAGAACTGCAACAAAAAACCTATGTTGATGTAAGCACATCAGGAGGGCAAATTGTTCCTACAGGTGGAAATGATTATGTTTATCATCATCCCTTTGGCTCTACATCAGTAGGCGACTGGGCAGTGGTTGGCAGAGCTAAGTCAAATTTTAGAACTGTTGCTTATAATCATTATTTACAGCTGACTACTGAAGTTTATCTTGGTGTAGCGAATGTTAATTACGAATGCCGCATAAGAGTTCACCATCAGGCTTATGGCGACACTCTAACAACGCAACCAAGTGTGGTACTAATGCAAAGCAGAATGGTAGGAGAGCAATCATCATGATTATAATAGGCTATGAATCGCGCATAGAAGAAGAACCATACATGGAAGAAATTGTAGTCAGCAGGCACGATACAAAAGAACAAGCTAACTCCTCTATGATAGAATTGCGAATAGCACAAAACGATAATGCAAATCTGATACAATACTTCTATGCATTAGATGTTACTGATACTAAATACAAAATAACTGGCGTAGTTGATAAAGATAGACCACTACCGCCAACAGCACCAGATGGCGAGGAATAGCATGAGCGCAGGAAAATACAATCTAACAATAGATCAGGGTTCAGATTTTAGCCTTACACTGAACATTAAAGAAGATGGTGTTAATAAAGACCTTAGAGGTTGGCTTGCGCGTGGTCATTTGCGTGAATCTATGGATACCGCACAACACTGGGCGTTTGACTTTTCAGGCACTACTTTTAGTCAAAGCGGAAATATAATTATTAAGTTGGCGCATGATGTAACCGCTAATAATGGAAATAGTGAGCTAGGTGAAGGCAGTTACTTTTACGATGTAGAAATTTACAAAACATCTACTGATGAAGTTAAAAGAATTATTCAGGGCAAAGCTACTGTAACTAGACAGGTGACGAGATAATGACTATAAAAGTCACAGTCATAGAAGATGTTTCTACTATATCCGTTTCTGGAAATACTACTAGCATCAATCTTACAGGCGAGCCGACTGAAATTTCAGTAGTTAACCCTGCAACAAGTGTTACTTTTAATCCCTCTCAATCATTTAGTTCAACTAATGTTCAAGATGCTTTGTTTGAAGCGCACGAGATGATTGGACAGCAATCTAATAATTACAGCATACAGCTAAGTGATGCTAATAAGTTTGAGATTTCTTCAGGCAATGCATTTTTTAGAATGTATGCCGCAGGCTCACAGTTTGGGTGGGATACAAGCCTTATATCTTCTGACGATTTAAAGTTAGTTTCACATGGAACAAACACTTCTGCCATTTTTAAAGATACTAGCATAGAGTTTCATGACCCTGTTTACATGACTGGCAATGTGCCTTTAGGTGAAGACTACAGGCTTGGCTACATCACAACGGACAGCCCCTACACATCAGCTAGGCATCATTATGTTTTAAAAAATAACGATGAAAAAGTAGGTTATATTGGCGCGGTTGGTACAGGCAATACAGCCAAAGTATTTATTGGAGAGGGTAGTTCAGCTATTGCGGTTCGTGGTATTCCTTTTGTTGGTGCAGAAGTCACACCTGTAAGCCTACAAGGTAACGATCAAGATGCAAACACTGATCTAGGAACATCTACAGCAAGATTTAGGGACTTATATTTATCAGATAATCTTTATGCTGACGGCGTATCTTTTGAAGATGCTAATATCACGTTTACCACAGACCAGTTGGTTGTTAATAACGCGGGTGGGAACAGCCTAATCACCACAACCAGTCAGGGCGTAAATTTAAAATACAATGGCGTTCAAAAACTAGCCACAACATCCACAGGCATAGACGTTACTGGGACTTTGACCAGCGATGGGCTAACTGTGGAAGCGGGTATTGCTCAGCTAGAGTTAATCGACACAGGTGTATCTGGGTCAACCAAACTACGCACAGCCAATGCTCAGACATGGCTTGAGATTGATCCAGATAATGTTCAGGCATCTTCTGGGTTTAAGACATATATTGACGGAAAACAGTTCTTCCAAATCACCGATGTAGGCGACATCAGCTTCTACGAAGATACAGGCACAACGCCTAAGTTTTTCTGGGATGCAAGTGCAGAGCGTTTAGGTATAGGTACTAGTAGTCCTGCACACGCATTAGACGTTATTGGGAACATTAATATAAAAGGCACAGTACCTACATTGCTATTTACAGATACTGACAGTAATCCTGATTTTAATATTATAGGTGGCGGTTCTTTAAGTTTTCGAGATGAAACAAACTCTGCTACACGTATGCTTATTGACTCCTCAGGCAACGTAGGTATAGGTACTACTAGTCCTACAGGTGATTTAACTATAGGTCGCAATGGTAACGCTTCTGGCGGCAACATAATGCTTGGCAGGACTACAAACGCTACTAATAAATACGCTGTAATTACTTCTCAAGCATATAACTCATCAACTGATACAGAGGGTTTTACCGCAATAGCTACACAAGGAATTAGCGGTACAAACCTAGTTACTATTGGCGGTGGTATAGGAGAAGTTGATTCTGCGACACAGCTACGCTTTTACACATCTAGCGCAACAGGCACACGAACTGGCTCTGAGCGTATGCGTATCGACTCATCAGGCAACGTAGGTATAGGTACTAGTAGTCCTACACAAGCATTAGACGTAAATGGCACAGCCGCGATGGATGGGCTTACTGTAGAAAATACTAGTGGCAGTACCACTGCTTTAATTAGAGCGGCAGGGGGCGGTAATAATAGCGCAACCTTAGATTTAACTTCTAGGGGGTCTGGCAATCAATATAGAAACACAGAAATTGTATCTGTCGGTGAAAACAGTCCGACAGCCAAACTTCAGTTCAAATTAGATAATAGTTCAGGAAATTTAATTAAAGCACTAGAGATTGACGGCAACGGAGACATCAGCTTTTACGAGGACACAGGTACAACGCCTAAGTTCTTCTGGGATGCTTCTACAGAGCGTTTAGGCATAGGTACTAATTCGCCTAGTGCGGTATTAGAAACCTTTGGAGGTACTAGCTTTATAGGTGCTAAGTTTAAAGGCTATACCACAGGAAAAACCGCCCTAGTGGGGACAGATAATAATTCGGCTTGGTTTGGTTTAGATGATGGGACTTATGGGCTTACAAACTCCATCCAGTTATTCGGTACAGATAATTCAATACAATTTGACACTAATGGCTCAGAACGTATGCGTATCGACTCATCAGGCAACTTATTGGTGGCTACTACTGACCAATATGCTTTCAATGGCGGTTTTACCGTTCAAACTGGCACTGTGCCTTATATCAACGTAGGTCATGCCTCTACTGTTGCCAGTGGCAATTATTATGCCGCATTTAGACACGGAAATAATACGATAGGAACAATTACCCAAAGCAATACAACAGGAGTTAACTACAACGTTAGCTCTGATGAACGCCTTAAGGAAAACATCACAGACTCTGCTGATGCAGGTAGTAAGGTTGACTCTATACAGATTAGACAGTACGACTGGAAAGCTGACGGTTCTCACCAAGACTATGGTGTTATTGCACAAGAGTTAGTTGAAGTTGCACCTGAGGCAGTACATCAACCTGTAGATGAAGAAGACATGATGGGTGTGGACTACAGCAAGTTAGTACCTATGTTAATTAAAGAAGTACAAACATTACGCAACCGAGTTGCACAACTGGAGAACAACTAAATGAACTTTACAATCTCAACTTTAGAAAGCAACACAGACGGTGGAGTTATCGTAGCACATTGGCAAGTAAGTAAAACATCTGGTGACAACGTAGCTACTTCATACGGTACTGTTGGTTTTACTCCTGACTCATCTGCTGATGGTTACACAGCCTATGATAGCTTAACGGAAGAATCAGTGATTGCATGGGTACAAGCATCACTAGACACAGAATCATTAGAAGACTCTTTAGATGCTGACCTAGCGGAACAAGCTAGTCCAACAACTATTGTAGGGACACCGTGGTAATAAGCCAAAAGGTATAAAAATGAGTTTAACAAAAGAAGTAACAGCAGATAAAATTGAAGTAGTAACTGGACAAGACGAAGAAGGCAACACAGTAACCTGTGTACAGGTGCGAACCACAACAAAGGTTTTAGAGGATGGACAGCTAATATCTAGCAGTTATAGCCGCCATGTAATTCAGCAAGGTGATGACTACAGTTCTGAGCTTGCTAATGTACAAGCAGTTTGTTCTGCTGTATTATGATACTTTGAAACCAGCAGGGGAAATATTGTGATTACAATAGACGATAAAACGTATGTAAAAGAGGACTTAAGCCCAGAACAAATTGCTTATGCAGAAAGGGTACAGGTTATCAATAAAAATGTAAAAGAGCTAGAAATGCAAATCAACGAGCTTAATGTGCTTGTTTCTGCGTATGCTAAAGCCATAAAAGAAAGTTTTACCGAGGAAGAATGATGGATGACTGGCATCTGAGCAAGAATGTACCAATTACTTTATTTGTATTGTTGGCGTTTCACGCTATCAATGTAATGGGCGCATTCACTGAGGTTGAAGTTGGCGTTAATCAAAACGCTAAAGATATCTTTGCAGTTGAAAAAACAGTTGCACAGTTAGACGACAGACAGCGCGATCTACAGGTCAGGGTTGCACGGATTGATGAAAACGTAATGCAAATGAAAGCATGGATGGAAGAGAAAAGGTAGTGAGGTTTTTAGCTATTCTATGGCTATTCACATCAGTGGCTATGGCGAACGATCAACAGGGTAGCCTAAACACCTATCATGGTGAGAACTCAACCACCAATAGCAATAACCAAACCACAGACACATCAACTAGCAACACCTACAATGGCGCAGGTTCATCAAGCGAAATCCCAGTAGGTTCAGCAATAAGCCCAACCTTTATGTCTAACGGCTCTGACACTTGCTTGAAAGGCACAGCAGGTTCAGTGCAGACAGTAGCTATTGGGTTTAGTTCTGGCGGTTACACCTTAGACGTAGACTGTACTAGGTTGAAGTATTCTCGAATGCTATCTGCTCTTGGGTTAAAAGTGGCGGCAGTGTCTATGCTATGCCAGAGCGAAGAGGTTTATAAGTCGATGCTCTTAGCGGGTTCACCATGCCCGTTTATAAGCAATGGGAGATTAGTAGCGGGGAAGAGGGGGTTAATGCTTATTAAGCAAAATCCAAAATTACACATTCCTGATTACAAGGAAAACCGTAAATACTATGACGGTATTCTCCAGATAGGCAAAGAGGTTAGCGCAGATGTTCAAGAAGATAATATTTCTATTAGCGATAAGTTCCGCAGTACAAAGCAGTGAGCTTGATAACCTGATTGATAGTAGCTCTGCTATTGTCGATCAGATTGATGCTGGCGTTAAGCTAGTAGGAGCAGGCATGGATTACGCGCACACTGGTGGCGGTTTATCTGATGGCACTCTTGCTAGTACGGCTCACATTAGCGCAGAGCAAGTTGATGCCTATAATTCTGCCTTATCTAACATGGCTACCTATCAGCCTTATGGCGCGCCAGTACAGCAGGTGCTAGAAGATATGGCGATGGAATCACTAGAGCAGATGGACACAGCTATTTCTACATTCACTGAGGTCGTAGTTGATATGATCGCAGTACAGCAGGTAGCAGAGAAAGCAGAAACAGCAAGCACCCCCAAACAAGAAGAAGAAGTGCAGAACTTTGTTGTAGAAAATCAGGATATGTTGACGATCACGCAGGAAGATGTAGACACATACAACACCAGTGTTGACCAGATCGAAACATCAGCCAACGAAGCCTCTGCATACCTAGCCGTAGCTAACAGCGAAGCGGCAGACTTTTTACAGCAATCTATAGAAGACAAGAACACAACATCTGCTGATGTTAATATCTTTTATGATGCAGGAGCGCAGTGGGTAGCTATGGGCTACAACACAACCAGAAACATGACTGCTGTTTACTTAAATGGTAGCGATGCCTTTGGTTTAGATTTGTACTACAGTGAAGCAGATATTCTTGCACTGGGTACAGAGTCAGAGTTCTATAAAACCTCACCAATTGGCATGGGCTATGATTGTTTCTTTGAGATGGAGTGCGAATGAGTTTAGCAGATACAGAATTATCAATTGGTGGCGTTAAGCTAAAAGGCATATATATAGCGGTGGTGTTCTCGATTGCCACCACCATTGGCGGCTTTATCTGGGGTGCTAGTAGCCTGTATGGAAGATTAGAAACAGTCGAGGCGGTACAAGTTCCAGACGTAACACCATTGCATGAATCTATACAGCTGATAGAACAACAGCTTAAAGACAACGATATAAGCCAATTAAGCGCGAAATTAGCCACTTTAGGCACAAACCTGATAACTATATCCTCTCAGCAAGAAAGGCTCTTAGAAATCACTACAAGCGTATCTAACCTAGAGAAAGATATTGAGACTATGAGAGCCATTGTTGCAAAGGCTGAGTTAGTCGTAGAGGATGTGAATCAGATCAAAGCTAATTGGGATACTGCCAAAACGGAGTATGACGATATTTGGCAAGCACTCGATGCTCTAGCCATGCCCTTATAATAAGAGAACAGATTATGTGGATGAATTTAATTGCACCAGTAGCCAAGTTAGCAGGTGGCTTCATGAAGAACAAAGCAGAAGAGAAACAGGCTAAACACAAAGCCAAAATGCACATGATTAAGAATGATGCAGACTGGGAAACCAAGATGGCAGAGGCTTCTAATTCGTCATTTAAAGATGAGTTTTTCGTAATTGTTTTAAGTTTTCCATTGTTTTTCATAGGCTATGCAGTAGGCGTTGATGACCCTGCTATCATTGACAGAGTAAAAGAGGGATTTAATGCTTTAAATGAACTGCCTGATTGGTATCAATATTTGCTATTCATAGCAGTTAGTAGTAGTTTTGGCATCAAAGGTGCTGACAAAATAATGAAGATGAGGAAGTAACATGACTAGCAAAAAGCCAAAGGCTAAAAGCGAAAAGGTAGAGAATAAATATTTCTCACACAAAGAATTGAAGTGCAAGCACACAGGCGAGAGCAATTTTGACCCTGACTTTTTAGACTTGCTAACCAAGATCAGAATCGAATGTGATTTCCCATTCGCTATCTCTAGTGCTTACCGATCACCAAAGCACCCGATTGAAATGCGTAAATCACGCGCAGGAGCGCACACATCAGGAAAGGCTGTTGACATACTATGTCGCGGAGAAAATGCCGTAAAGCTAGTTTCTGTAGCTATAGCGTTTGGCATTACCCGCATTGGAATACAGCAAAAAGGTTCAGGTCGATTCATTCACATTGATGCTTGCACCCAAGACGACTTTCCTGAGATCGAGAACTACCCAGAAGAGACTATCTGGTCGTACTAATTTCATAGCAACTCCCATTTGCCTCACTTATGTGGGGCTTTTTTTTGCCTAAAGTTAATTCAACTGTTTACATTTGTTAAGTAATCGTTTAACCTTTGCTTGTCACTTAATCAAATGAGGTATAAAAAATGACAGATATTAATAAACTTTCTGACTACGAAAAAGGCGAGTGGGATTGCACACACGGCTACCCTGTTCGAAGTGATTGTGAGTCAGATGAATACTACAGAGGCTATGGCGAGACTTATGCCAAAGAAGCAAATGCAACTTGGTACTCTGAGCAAATCTTTGAGCCATTTATAAAACAAACTATGG